GATAAGTTGAATATCGTTGATAAAGCTATAGCGTTTGTAAGTCCTCGTATAGCCTTGAAGCGTGAAATGGCACGTACAAGGCTATCTTTTATGAGAGATTTAAAAAACAGTGGTTATGACCAGAGTGGGGCCAGTACTCAAAAAAAGTCATTAAAAGGTTGGACAGCAGTTAGCAAAAGCCCTCAAGAGGATATAGATGCTAATCTTCATACGCTTCGGCAACGGTCAAGAGATTTATATATGTCATCTCCGTTAGGTGTGTCAGCAATCAAAATCAACCGTACCAATGTAATTGGTGGTGGTCTTAAACTTAAGGCTAAAATAGATTATGAGATATTAGGACTTACACGAGAACAGGCTGAAAGATGGGAAAAAAATACTGAGAGAGAATTTGCTTTGTGGGCTGAATCAAAGTGGTGTGATGCTTTGAGACTCAGCAATTTTTATGAGCTTCAACAATTGGCTCTAATTAGCTGGTTAATGAACGGAGATGCTTGGGGGTTAATCAAATATGAAGATCCTACATCATGGATGCCATACGGCTTAAGAATACACTTGATTGAAGCCGATAGGATAAGTACTCCTGAAATGGGTCAGATAACATCGAGTTTTATAATGACAAAATCAAATACCGTAGGAGAAGCAGAGAACGGAAACACTATTTACAATGGTGTTGAAGTAGACAGTAACGGTACAGTTGTTGCTTATTATATTTGCAATCAATATCCAAATAGTAATATTAAAGGATATAAAAAAGAATGGGTAAGGGTTGAAGCTTTTGGGCAAAGAACCGGGAATCCAAATATATTGCAAATATTCGAGCAGGAACGATGCGAACAGTATAGAGGTATTCCATATCTCACACCGGTAATTGAAGCCCTCAAACAAATAACCAGATATACGGAAGCAGAATTAACAGCCGCAGTTGTGCAGGCTTTTTTTACTGCGTTTATAAAATATGAAGGTCCCAAAACTGAAATACCATTTGGTGAAGTTATTCCGGAAGAGCAACAAGTTGACCAGCCTGATCCAACTACATATGAACTTGGTGCTGGTACAATTAATGTTCTAGGACCAAACGAGGATGTTGTATTTGCTGACCCAAAAAGGCCAGGAAGTGGATTTGAAGGATTTGTAAATAATATTACAAAACAAATTGGTGCAGCTTTAGAAATACCTCATGAACTTTTAACAAAAAATTTCATGGCAAGTTACAGTGCTTCAAGAGCTGCACTTCTTGAGGCTTGGAAAGCATTTAAAATGCGTAGGACTTGGTTTAGTTCTGATTTTACTCAACCTATATATGAGCTATGGCTTGCTGAAGCTGTGGCAAGGGGGAGGATAAATGCACCTGGATTTTTCAATGATCCTATAATCAGAAAAGCATGGGCAAGAGCTGAATGGATTGGACCAGCTCAAGGTCAAATTGACCCTACAAAAGAGGTTGAGGCCGCAATAATGCGTGTAAAGCAAGGATTCTCAACTAGAGAAAGAGAGACTTATGAGCTCACAGGCGGTAATTGGGACGACAATATTGATCAGATTACAAGAGAAAATGAACTGCTTGCAAAAGCAAATTCAGTACAACAAAAGGAGGTGAATAAAGATAATGGCGAAGAAAATTAAGGTTAAAGGTCCGATAATTCCAAATGCTCATAAATGGATATATGACTGGTTTGGAATGGAGTCAACTTGTCCAAAGGATATTGAAGACGCCATAATCGAAGCAAACGGCGGAGATTTAGAAATCGAAATAAATAGTCCTGGTGGAGATGTATATACTGGTTCTGAGATATATACGTTACTAAAAGGCTATTCCGGAAAGGTAACAGGCCATGTTATGGGGGTGGCTGCAAGTGCTGCCAGTGTAATTGCAATGGCCTGTAATCCTCTAAAGATTTCTCCAACAGCACAAATTATGATACATAATGTTAGGTCAACCATATCTGGTGATCATAGAGACTTGCAACATGGAGCAGATTTTCTAAGAGGATGGGATAAGAGCATTGCTAATGCTTATATCCTTAAAACAGGCATGGACCAAAAAGAGCTGCTTAAGCTCATGGATAAAGAAACATGGTTAAATGCACAACAAGCCAAGGAAATGGGCTTTGTAGATGAAATTATGTTTGATGATGGCCAGCAACTTGTTGCATCTGCTGATGTAGGTGGAGTAATTCCTGTACAAGTCATTAATAAGTTCATTAATGAACTTGGGGGAAAGAATTTAGGTACATTATCAAATAGGCGCGAGCCTATTAATGATAATAATCAAATAAATCAAAATAAAGGAGTTGACAATAATATGACGTTAGAAGAATTGAAAAATAATAACCCGGAATTATATAATCAAATTTTCAATGCCGGAAAAGAAGCAGGCATACAGGAAGGAGCTAAACAGGAAAGAATCAGGATTCAAAAAATTGACGAAATTAGCAACAACATTGATCCGGATTTAGTGCACAAAGCTAAATACGTAGAGCCAATGAATGCTGAAACACTTGCTTTTGAAGCTATTAAGGCGGATAAAGCAAAAGGACAACAATACTTGAACAATGCTATAACTGATTCAAGTAATTCAGGTGTACAGAATGTTACAAGTTCACTGGCAGATGATAGCAAAGATGAAAAACCTAAAACAGTAAATGAGAAGTTCAAAAATATTGCTGCAAATCTTGATGCACGCAGGAGAGGAGTGAATGAATAATGGCAGGATATATGGAATTAGGGAAAATTACACCAGATAATTTGATAGGTGGTCATGAAATACCATTACTAACTACAAAAGTTACATTGTTATCTGGCCAAGGGATTCTAAAAAGAGGTTCCGTAATAGGAATAATTTCCTCATCAGGATCCAATCAGGGAAAAGGTAAGCTTTGCAATAAGAGTTCAAGTGATGGCTCCCAAGTAGCAAAATATATTCTATCCCAAGATGTGGATACTACTTCAGGAGATGCTCCTGGAATTGTGTATAAGACAGGCATTTTTAATAGAAATGCGCTGATTTGGGGAAGTGGCGATTCAGCAACATCAACTCACGAGGATGAACTTAGAGATGTTAATATTTATCTTCGTGATGAATATTTAGTACAAGGTTAAGGAGGAAGGATTATGGGCGTAACAAACGGAAATATTAATATTTATATACCAAGAACACAAGCACCGGCATTTGAAAAACGTATGCCGGTTACTACATTTTTGAGGGATACATTTTTCCCTAGTATCAGAACTTTTGTAACTGAGTCAGTAGACCTTGATTTTTATAAAGGCAGTTATTTAGTAGCTCCGTTCGTAGCACCAAATGTTGGAGGAATTAATGTTGCTCGGTCCGGATATTCAACAAAGGTCTACACTCCTCCAAGGGTAGCTCCGCAAAGACCTATAAGCAAGGAAATACTTAATCCTAGACTACCGGGCGAAAATATTCATTCAGCCATGAGTCCTGAAGAAAGACAGGATTATTATTTACAGAAAGATGCGCAAGAAATGGATGATATGATATCTAGAAGAGAAGAGGTAATGTGTGCGCAGCTTCTGACGAACGGAATTATCAATGTTAGAGGTTATTTAGATGACAATAAACAAAACTATATTGATGATAATATTAATTTCCAGTTTACAAACAAGACTACATTAACAGGCAGTGAAAAGTGGGATTCAGATACAGCAGATAAATATGGAGATTTAGAAGCAGCAGTAATTGATATTAGAAAAGCCGGATATAATCCAAGGTATTGTGTTCTTGGTCAAAATGCATGGCAATATATCAGAAGCGATGTAACTTTCATGAATATGTTAGATGTAAGGAATTATAATTTTGGTGAAATTAATCCTCAATTAAGACTCCAAAATGGTAATGGGTATGCTTACTTAGGAAGATTACCAGAGTTAGGAATAGAACTATTAGCATACTTCGCATGGTATGCAGATGATGATGGTACTGTAAAACCTATTTTCCCTGAGGATCATGTGCTTATTGCGCCTGATACAGTTGGTGAAATGTGTTATGGTGCAATTACTCAGCTTGAGGAAGATAAGAGATATCATACATATGAGGGTACAAGAGTACCTAAGATTTTTGCAGATATTAATAATGATGTTATGACTTCAAGATTATCTTCAAGACCATTACCAAAACCGTTTGATGTTGATTCGTGGGCAGTCTTGAAGGTTCTATAAGAAGGGAGGAAATAACGGATGCTGAGAGTAAAAAGATGCAAAGTAAGAGTTAACGGCATAACTTATGCTGTTGGTGAAATTCTCCCTTCTATTCCGGAAGCTGACAAAAAGACTTTACTCAAAGATGGAATAGTTGAAGAAATTGAGGAAACTTCAACAATTGCAGAAGTTGAAAAGCCTAAAATGATGGAATCGTCAAAAAAAAATACAGAGGACAACTTAAACGAAGAGAATACAGAATCACAAACTGATATAGACGACAAAGAAATTGATGATGCAAAAAACGAAGAACTTAACATCGATTTGGATTTAGACGATGTTGTTGTAGAAGATGACAAGAAAAGTAAAAGCAAGAGGAAGTGATTTAATTGGCTTCCTTTAAGGATTATTTAGAGGCGGATTTGACCAATATTTTCTTTACCGATTTTGCAGAAACTCATACTGTAGACGGCGAAGAAATGGAAATAGTCATGGATGAAGATTTGATAAGAAAAGGTATAACCAAAAAAAAATCCGATATTGAAGGAATTTATGTGGCAGACGTTCTTTTTCATGTACGTAAATCTGAATTTGGCGAAAGACCAGCGATTGGTCAGATAATAAATTTAGACGGTGAGATATATAGAGTATCTGACATCCAAGAAGATAAGGGCGTGTACTCTATAAGTTTGGTGGCGAATGAATCATGATTGAAATTAATGCGAAAGTTATAAAGGATGTAGAAAGGCGTCTTGGACAATATAAGTCCAAGGCGCCGATTGTTTTGTATCTTGCATTGAATAGAGCAGCATCGAACCTAAATACCAATCTAAAAAGAGAAACAAGAAAGAGGTATGTTATTAAACAAAAGGATATTAAGCTCGCTGTTACAAAAGCATCGAGATTTAAATTGAGCGCTGTGGTAAAGTCCGAAGGCGAAAGAATACCGTTGGACAAATTTAAAGTATCACCAAATGTACCCAGACATAAAAATCCGCCAAAATCATTAAAGGTCCAAGTAAAAAAAGACGGTATAAAAGAATTGTTCCATGCTTTTGTTGTCAATATTAATGGGAATAAGGTCTTTGAGAGAAGGGGTAAAGCTCATTTACCGATTGATAAATTATTTGGACCTGCTATTCCTCAGATGATCAGAAATAAAGAAACAGTGGAATATGCTGAAAAAGAAGCTATTAAAACTTATGAAAAAAGGCTTGACCATGAAATTAAAAGAGTATTGGAGGGGAATTGATGATACCAACACTATTGCAAGATTTTTTAGTTGAAGAAATAAAAAAGCTTGATTTTAAAGGAAAAAATGTTGAAGGAAAGTTGGTTTCATTTAATGTTTACCCTCAATTTCTTCCGGCTAAAAAAGGAATAAAGGACACAGCGCATTTCCCATATGCTACTGTAATAGTTAAAGAAGGTGAAGATCCTAATGAAGTAGACCCGTACACTTGCAAAATTGTGCTAATGTTTGGTGTCTATGATACTGACGAGAATTATCAAGGATATAAAGATATTCTTAATGTGCTTCAAAAAACGTATGATCATTTGATGAGAACAAAGATATTTAAAAACTTATATTCTATTGAATATCCTATTTTTTGGGCAATTCACGAAGAGGATACATTTCCATATTTTTTTGGAGCACTTGAAACAAACTGGACAATTGCAAAAACAAGTATTGTAGATGCTCTTACTTAGAAAGGAGAGAGTTAAATGTCATATCTACATGGTATATATGTAAAAGAAAATCCAACCTCTGTATTATCACCAGTAAATACTGATAGTGCTATTATTTTTGTTGTTGGAACTGCACCGATAAATTTAACCGCAAATCCATCTAGTGCTGTAAATAAGCCAATCTTAATTAGTAATTTTGCAGAAGCTCAAGAAAAACTTGGGTATTCTGATAATTTCAAAGATTATACAATTTGTCAGCTAGTTGATGCAGCTTTTAGGGTGTATAATGTTGGTCCTATAGTAGCTGTCAATGTACTTGATCCGGAAGAGCATAAAATAGTATCAACTCCACAGCTTAAGGATGTTACTAATGGACAGGTTTTTCTCCAAGAAGAAGGTATTTTGCTAGATACAATTGTTGTAAAAAATTCTACTGGAGAAACAACATATGAAAAAGGTAAAGATTATACTAGCGAATTCGACAAAGATGGATTTGTAATTATTAAGAGAGTTGCAACAGGAAGTATTCCAGCTAATGCAACGCAATTAAGTATTGGTTATAACAAGCTAGATCCATCATCAGTAACTGAGAACGATATAATTGGAGGATATTCCGGGGGAAAATATACTGGACTTGAGAATATTACACAGGTATATCCACAATTGGGGATAGTTCCAGGGATAATTGTTATTCCTGGATGGTCGCACAAGCCAACTGTTGGTATAGCTATGACAGCAAAAACAGAAAATATCAATGGTGCATTCAAATGTGTAGCAATAAAGGATGTTGATTGTTCGCCCTCAGGTGCAGAATTATATACAGAAGTTGCGAACTGGAAGAATTCAAATAGCTATACAGACAAACATGATATTGTGGTATGGCCCAAAGTGCAAATTGGAGATAAGAAATATTACTTTAGTGCCGTTTTGGCAGCTCTGATAGCGTATACTGATGCACAAAACGACAATGTTCCATTTGTTAGTCCTAGCAATAAATCGTTGCGTATTTCTGGCACGATTCTTGAAGATGGTACAGAAGTATATCTTGACCAGATACAAGCAAATACCTTAAATGCTCAAGGTATCATTACAGCTATTAACCTTTCTGGATGGAAGGTGTGGGGAAATAATACCGGAGCTTATCCTAGTACTACAGATGTAAAAGATAGGTTTATATCAGTCAGAAGAATGTTTGACTGGTGGGGAAATAGCTTTATTCAGACTTATTTTCAACAGGTTGACAATCCCATGAACACTAGATTAATTGAAGCTCTTGTTGATTCGGAAAACATTAGGGCAAATGGGTATAAAGCCAAACAACAAATTGCAGATGCAAGGATAGAATTTAACCTTGACGAAAATCCTCAAACAGATCTATTGAATGGAGTTATAAGATTTAAACAATATTTAACTCCATATCCTCCAGCTGAAGCAATTGTAAATGTACTAGAATTTGACCCTAATGCACTCACAGCATCCTTACCTGGAGGTGAAGAATAATTATGGCATCATCAAGTGTAAATCCTATTCCTGAAAAGATTGTAAACTATAATGTTTACAATGGTGCGAACAAGCTTGTTGGAGTATCTGCTGAAGTTACTTTACCAAATCTTGAATTGATAACAGAGACAATATCAGGTGCCGGCATTGCAGGTGAATTTGAATCCCCTACACCTGGTCACTTTGGAAGTATTACTATAGAAATCCCATTTCGGACTATTATGGACCAAAGTTTTAGTCTAATGGTACCCCAAGCACAGACCATATATTTACGAGCTGCACAGCAAAGTTACGATATTTCAGCCGGTAAAATTAATCAAAGAGGTTTAAAAATCACATTAAAGGTTATACCAAAAGGAATTAATCTTGGAACTGCTGGTGTTGGAAGACCTACAGAAACAAACAATACATTGGAAGTATTATATATAAAAATCGACGAAAATAATAAAACTCTCTTTGAATTGGATAAACTTAACTTTATTTGTAAAGCTAACGGTGTCGATATTCTCGAACCTATTCGTCGGTTGATATAGGAGGTTAAGTGAATGAAAAGGGTTGTAGAATTTAATAAGCCATATAAATTCGAAGGTGTGGAATATAACGAGGTAGATTTAACTGGTCTTGAAAATTTGACAGTAAAAGATTTGGCTACAGCAGACAAGCAATTCAGTGTTCAAGGTAATATAGCAGTATCTCCAGAAACTAGTATTGCTTATGCTTGTATAATTGCAAGTATTGCGACGGGAAAGCCTGTTGAATTTTTTGAAAACCTTCCTGCAGATGAGGGAGTAAAGGTAAAGATGGAAGTTATGGGTTTTTTATTCGGAAAGGATTAAAGCCAGGTGATGGACAGTTGCTAAAAAAAGCAGCTGTCCGTTTTGCTTTATCGTCATTTACATCTATAGAATTCTTTTTAAATTTATCAATTGATGATTTCTTTGAGATAGCTGAAGAAATCAAGGCGGTGACTTCAAATGGCAAATAAAAGATATGAAACAATGTTTTTGCTTGGAGCAAAAGTTAATTCAAGCTTAAACAAAAGTTTTTCACAAGCACAAAATAAACTTTCCAGCCTTGAAAAAAAAGCTGAATCTTTGAATCAAGCTTTTGCTAAGATTGGAAAAGGAATAAAAGCGGCTGTAGCTGCCGTAGGTGCATATGTAAGTGTTTCAAGTACTTTAAAGCTTATGGAATTTTCTGATACATTGGCTCAAACGAAGTCTAGACTTGACCTAATGAATGATGGACTTCAAACGACAGCTGAATTACAGAAAAAAATATACGAATCAGCTCAACGTTCAAAAGCAACATATAACGATACAGCACAGGTTGTTTCTAGGCTTGGAATTCTTGCTGGACATGCTTTTAATAGTAATGAGGAAATGATACGTTTTGCAGAGCTTATGAGTAAGCAATTCAAGATAGGCGGCGCAAGTTTGGAAGAACAAACATCAGCAATGTATCAGCTTACACAGGCTATGGCCTCTGGCAAATTGCAAGGCGATGAATTTAGAGCTATAATGGAAAATGCTCCATTGTTAGCTCAATCAATAGCAAAATATATGGGAAAATCAATTGGTGAACTCAAGGAAATGTCATCTGAAGGCCAAATAACAGCTGATGTAATTAAAAAGGCCTTATTTGCATCTGCAGAAGAAACAAATCAGAGATTTGAGCAATTGCCTGTAACATTTGGACAGATTGGTACCGAAGCAAAAAATAAAATAATATTTGGACTTAATCCATTATTTGCAAAAATGGGGTCTTCGGCAGCTAAATTACGTCCAATTGTAATGAAAACTATAGATTACTTAATACCCAGAATAATTGATTTGTATAACAGAATTGAGCAAGGGTCCACTAAGCTGTTTGCAGAATTACAGAATTATTATGCAAAATTTATTCCTTTTATCAAGACAGCCAAATCTTATTTTGACAGCTTTATAAATTCAATTCAGCCTGGCATTAACAGTATTAAAAATATGAGGTCTTCTTTTGTAAGCATAGGAAAACAAGTAATTCCTATGCTAAAGCAAGGATTTGACATCCTTACAAAGCAAGTAATACCATTTGCTGTAAAAAGTTTTCAATGGTTTATAAATGACATTTTTCCAATCATGATAGATTTCTTGACTTATGTTGCTAAAACAGTAATTCCACCTGTTGCAAAAGTCATAAACTTTTTAGCGACAAATGTAATACCACAATTAGGAGCAAAATTCCAAGAGTGGATGCCTAAGATAGCAACAATTGTTGGAAGTGTTGCAGAACTATTGAAACTTAATATCGAGAAAATAGTTAAAACGTTTGAGACTGCATGGCCATACATTCAAGGTGTTGTAACTGTTGCAATTAATGTAATAGGTGGAGTAATCAATGGCTTATTAACAACACTAAATGGAGTAATTACATTTATTACTGGAGTGTTTTATGGCGATTGGGTAAAAGCTTGGGATGGAATAAAAAATATATTTTTCGGAGTTTGCGAAGCAATGAAAACAATTATAAAAGAAGGAGTAAATGTTATTATATCTGCAATAAATCTTTTAATACAAGGATTGAATAAAGTTAAAATTAACGTACCTAATTGGGTGCCTGGTCTTGGAGGAAAGAGTTTTGGAATAAATATTCCTTTAATTCCGAAGTTGGAAAAAGGTGGTAAAGTGCTTGATAGGGGTGCATATATAGCTGGAGAAAAAGGACCCGAGCTGATAACCAATACACCAGGAGCTACTGTTGTATCAGCAAATAGGACCCAGGAGCTACTTAAGGATGCGTTTAAGGGAAATCAAAAAACTTCAATTACTTATGCGCCACAATACATAATTCAAGGGAACGCTGATGTTGAAAAGATTAAAGAATTGGATATTATGAATCAACGGGATTTTGAAAGAAGGATTCAAAAATATTTTGCAGATAAAAAGAGAGTAAGTTTTGCAGGAGGTTAATATGAATACTTATACAACAAAATCTGGAGATACATTTGATAGTATAGCACATTATGTTCTAGGAAATAGACGATATATTAAAGAGCTGATGGAAGCAAATACACAACATCTTGAAACTGTTATATTTTCTGCAGGTACTATCTTGAATATCCCGGAAATCCCTGTTGCAGTTCAAGAAACATCAGATATACCACCTTGGAGGTTATAAATATGAATGCCAGAAGAGCAAGTATAAATATTCAGTATCAAAATACTGATATTACTGCAGAAATTGCTAATGATTTGCTTTCTTTTGAATTTAATGATAATGCTTCAGGATCCGCTGATGATATAAAGATAACACTTAAAGATGATTCTGGAAGATGGATGGGAAGTTGGGTACCCAAAAAAGGAAATATTATAAAAGCATCAATAAAAACTGAAAATTGGCGATATGAAGGTGATTCACAATTGATGAATTGTGGTGTATTTGCTGTTGATAGGGCTGAATTTTCTGGGCGTTCAAGAGTTGTCAATATTGGTGCTATTTCTGCACCTGCCAATTCAAATTTTATGACTGTGGAAAGAAGCAAGACTTGGCAATTGGCTAATATAAAGAAGATAGCTGAGAGTATAGCAAATTCCAATAATCTTGGTTTGTTTTATGATACAGATTATAATCCCACTATTGAATTTATTGAGCAAACAGAAACCTCGGATGCTTCTTTTTTACATGAACTATGTACTAAAAATGGATTGGCTTTAAAAATATATAACAACAAGATTGTAATATATAGAGAGCAAGAATATGAATCCAAGAAAGAAATAGCAACAATTAGTGAAACAGACATGATATCCTGGCAAGCTTCTTTTTCAGAAAATGATACCGGATATGACGCTTGTACTGTGGAATATACGAATTCAAAAACAAAGAAAACAATTACATATACTTTTAGGGCACCAGGAAGAAACGGCAATAAAATATATAAAGAGAATTTAGAAATAAGCAATTATGCTGAAGCGGAAAGATTAGCAAAGGCTAAATTAAGAGAATTAAACAAACAAGAAACTGTTATGAATATAGTGTTACCAGGTAATGTTGAATTGTTAGCAACAAATACAGTGGTAATAGTAGGTATGGGTTTTTTTGATGGAAAGTACTTCATTGATAAGGCAATACATTCAATAGGTTCCGGATATCAAACATCACTCGAACTCCACAAAGTATTGGAGGGATATTAGTGAATAATATTTTTAAAAACCTTATAAGGGTAGGCATTGTTTCATCAGTTAATTATTCGTCTGGAACAGTACGTGTTACACTGCCAGACAAAGAAAACATAGTAACAGATGAACTTCCAATGCTTTCTTTTGAGTACAATATGCCAACTGTTGGAGATATTGTACTTTGTTTATTTTTAGGAAATGGTCTTTCGAATGGTTTTTGTCTTGGGAAGTATTATTCAGAGAATAACCATCCATTAGAAGCTGGTGAGAATATTTTTTACAAAAATTTAGGCGGAGCATTTTGTAAATATAATAAAACAACAAAGACTCTTTCTATATCATCTGAAAATATTGTACTCGAGGGTAATTTAAGAATAAATGGAAATTTAAAAGTAGATGGAAATATTACAGCAACCGGAACGATAACTGGTTCGAATATTTAAGGTGATATTATGATAGGTTATTTCGGAGATGTTATTTTTGAAACATCAGACTCAAGAATTCTAAATTTTTCGGATTTTAAACTTGAAACTGCTTCTAGGTTTGCAGTGCATGAAGTAATAGGAAAGAAACCTAAGACAGAATTTATTGGTCCCGGACTCAATACTGTTACATTTACGGTTAATTTGAATGGTAATCATGGTGTAAAACCTCGCGATGAAATGACTCAGTGGATCATCAAATCAAACTCAGGAGAAGCCCACACTCTTGTAATCGGAGGCAGAGTACTTGGCGCGGATAAATGGGTTGTAAAATCGGTATCGGAGGCCTGGGATACTATTTTCAATAAAGGAGAATTATTTTCAGGAAAATTGGAAGTAACAATTGAAGAATATATTTCAACTTTGGAAAGCGTTGTAGTATCAAGAGCGCAAAGCAGCACATTATCAAATACTACCGGAACAGTTACAGCAACTGTATTAAATGTGCGAAATGGACCGGGAGTAACTTATAAAATAATCGGAACGCTTATAAATGGCCGAAAAGTATCTATAATTTCTTCAGAAAATGGATGGTACAAAATAAATTACAATAACGGAATAGCATATGTTTCCCAAAAGTATGTAAAGGTGTGATGCCGATGGAAATAAATTTAAAAGATATAAAATTTGAAGCAACCGGTAATGAAGAAATACTTCAAAATTTAAAAGTTTTATGTACGACAGTAGCTGGTACAGTCGTTTTTGACCGAAATTTTGGTATTGATCATTCTATATTAGATTTGCCAATGGAAATTGCTAAAGCAAGACTTACAACTGAGTATATAACAAAAATATCAATATATGAGCCAAGAGTAAAAGTGAAGGAAATCACTTTTGAAAATGATATTTCAGGTACATTAACTCCGAAGGTGGTGATAGAACTTGTCTGATATAGAAGCCTTTAGAAACCTTCCTGAAGTAAATTTTGTAGATAAAAACATAGAGGATTTACTTGCCGATATGGTTGCAGAATATGAACAGGCATATTATGAAACCACAGGAGTGCAAAAAAAGCTTTATCCTGGTGATCCAATTCGAATATGGATATATACTCAAGCATTGAGAATTTATACAGCATATCAACTTATTGACTTTGCAGCAAAACAAAATTTACTCAAATATGCTGAAGGGAGCTATCTTGATAATCTGGGTGCTCGTGTGGGAGTCACAAGATTACCGGCATCTGCAGCTGTTTGTACAGTAAGATTTACTCTTTCAGCTGTTCAAACTTCAGTTGTTTCGATACCTGCAGGAACGAGAGTTAGTCCGGGAGGTAATATATATTTTGAAACAATAGAATATACCGAAATTGCAGCTGGTGCTACATATGTAGATACAATTGTAAGGTGTACTGAGCTTGGCACTGTCGGAAATGGGTATATTGCCGGTCAAATAAATATTCTTGTTGACCCTATACCATTTATCGCAGGGGTGGTAAACCTAGATACAAGCCAAGGAGGATCTGATATTGAATCTGATGATAGTTTAAGGGAAAGAATTTTCCTAAAGCCGGAGTCTTTTAGTGTTGCAGGACCGAAAGATGCGTATGTTTTCTTTGCGAAAGAATTTAATCAGAGTATTTTGGATGTTTCAGTTTCTTCACCAGGTCCGGGAGAGGTTGATGTCAGGTTTATACTGCAGAACGGAGAAATTCCGGATTCGACTTTAATTTCTAGTCTTGAGGAATATTTAAGTGATGATACTCGCAGACCATTAACTGACCATGTTACAGTAAATGCACCTACACAAGTTAGCTATGATATAAATATTACGTACTATATAAGGACTAGTGATTCTACTTTTGCAAGTACTATTCAACAAGCTGTGAATAATGCTGTGTCTGAGTATGTTGTGTGGCAAAAATCGAAAATAGGAAGGTCTATAAATCCTTCAGAACTTGTTAGGAAAGTTATGCAGGCTGGAGCAAAAAGAGTTGAAGTTACATCTCCAGTATATACTGATTTAAACGATACTCAAGTTGCGGTTGAAGGGTCGATATCAGTAACTTATGGAGGTCTTGAAGATGGCTAAAAGCATATATGATGTAACTTTACTAGAATTACTTCCTGAAAATCTTCGACATGATCCTGATATAATTGCAGCATCTAAGGCAGTAGATAAAGAATTTAAAACTTTGGCTAATTCAATTTGCAAATGCCTCACTATTGCTGATGTTGATAATCTAGATAATGATGTATTGGATCATTTAGCGATTGAAATGAATACTGACTTTTATGACCAAGGCTTTGATATCTCTAAAAAAAGAGAATTGGTCAAGAATTCTTATTTATACCATTACAAGAAAGGTACTGCATCAGTAGTGAAGCAGCTGCTTCAAGATGTTTTTGGCCAAGGAGAAATTCAAGAATGGTGGGAGTATGGAGGTCCACCATATTATTTTAAAGTTGTTACTGATATCACGGACCCGGTAGCAATACAACAGCTAATAACTGCAATAAATTCAGTAAAAAACGAAAGAAGCCACTTAGATGGATTCTTTCAATATGGTACTCATGAAAGTCTTAGATCCTTCACACATTCAAAACTTTCTGCTTTTTCACATGCTACTATTGGTAGCGGTATGCCACTATAGAAAGGATGATAAATATGCCTAATTATACAAATAGGCTAAAATTAAAGAAACCTTTGCAGTCAGAATACTACAATGTAGAAGATTTCAATAACAATTTTGAAACTATAGACCGGAATATTGTACTTTTTAGCGATATGGCAAACTGTTTTACGGATCTGATTAGTAATGGTGTTGTTAGTCTTAATAACGATTTTTTGATAACTTACAATGGAGATATGAGTATAACAATTGGTCCTGGAGTAGCATGGGATAATGGATATAGAATTTCTTCGACTGGGATGAAAATTGATATTGAACCTGTTACAGATGATAATATATATTACTATGTAATTTCAATAGCGAGAACTGAAACAGGCGGAATTAGGTTTTATACTATAAAAAGTACTGTACCGACACCGAATCCACCTGGAATATTCCTTTATGAAATAACATTAAATAAATCTACTGTAGAAATTACTCCTAATAATGTTATAGATAAAAGAACTGAAATTTTTTTAAAAGTAAGATTGCCTTAAATAACCTTTTTAATTCAATCTTGACAAGACGCCTAGCGTCATAACATAGATACTTCATCAAGAGAGCATCGAGCTCTCTTTTTTGTATTCGCAAAAACGAAAGGAGAATATGTATGAAACAAAGCATATTAACGATTATAGGAGCAATAGGAGCGTTTGTGTCAAGTATTTTCGGCGGATGGGA